CAAATTATTTTGGACTTTTATTTAATTTTCTTTGTGTCTCTACTATATTATACGATATATTTTAGTAAAAGGTTACACTTTTTTTACTTTTTCTTTATATTTGTCTTTATCTTTATATTTGTCTTTAGCTTTATCTTTATCTTGTTCTTGTTCTTTATCTTTAAGGGTATAGATACCCTTTGTATACCCTATAGATACCCTTTAATTAAAAATAATGTGTAATTCTTGCAACCTGTCCGTTAAACCTCTCATGTAAAAAACCTTCAACAGCTTTAGGAATACCTGTAAACCCCTTTCTACTATGCCAACTATCTGTTCCGCTGGGACTTCTTAAATATTCAATAGTAACTCCAATGTAATCTTTAGCATCTAAATACTTATGTTTAACCTTATGATGTAAATGATGTAAATACCAATACCTAAATTTAGTTTCAGACCAATATTTTGGTTTTTCATTAGCCATTAATAATGGTAATTTATCCATTTTAGCTCCATCTCCATGCTCTAATCCAATTAAACTATTACCATACTTATAATATTTTCTATGAGAAACTTCTGCGTCAACAGCTACATCATCACATTTTCTAAACCAACTCTTAAGTGCATGAGCTAAATGAAAACCACTTTGATAATCATGATTGCTCATTGAATGCACACAATCTACAGGAGCCACCTCCCTTAAAATCTCCACACATTGCACATATAAAGCTAAAGCAATTTCAAAATGTTCCCACCATTTTCCATCTGTATCTTGATGAGTTCCTTTAGTAGTTGTATTGTAAACATTATCTATATGTAAAATATCATTACCTATACAAAATAATATTCTATCTATATTAAACCCCTCAACCTTCCACAAGATACCATTAATACCCTCTATTACTCTTTCTATAGCTATATCTATATTATAACCATCAGCAGTTTCAACGCTATTTGAATATTTACCTATATGTATATCAGCTGGATTAATTATTAACAGATGTTGGTTAACATCTTTAGTATTTCTTTTTAATTTTTTGTAGTTTGGAGAATAATTTTCAACTAATTCTTTTATTTTAGGTAATATAGTTTCTTTCTCATCAATGTTTTCTTTTGTAACAATAGAAAATCTTAATTCTCCAGACGCTGACTGCCAATGTTTTACACTAACAACATCTTTTTTATCTATACCCCTCTGATTTAAATGTAATTCTAAAGCTGTGTTACCATTTATATTATCAACAGTTTCAGCTCTATTTTGATAAACTAATTCTTCTTCTTCTTTAGTTAATCTTAATCTTCTTCCGTATTCTTTCATGGTTTTTTTACAAATATACAAAAAAAAATATATAAAAACGCAAAAGGGGGAACTACCCCCCTTTCACAACCCAAAAAAACTACTTGAAAACATAGAAATACTCCCGAATGGGAGTGTGTAGTTATCAGCAAAGATAACTATTTTTTACAACAATCCTTATCACAAACAGGATTTTTCTCAAATGCTGAGAAAACCAAAGGTAAAACACCTATCCCTGTTAGTATCAAATTATTTGTTGTTATACCATGTGCAGTTATATCAGCTGCAGCAGCTAATACAATCACACCCGATACCGTTCTTTTACTAGACCACTTGCCTTTATTATCCTTAAAAAGTTCTAATACAGATTTTACTAAGTCGGCAATTGGCTTGATTGCGTTCTCCGCTATTGCAGAGCCTATCCATTTCTTAAACATATTACTTCTTGGAGATATCAGCTATTCCCTGACCTAAAATAAGAGCGAGAATTGCATAATAAACTTTTTCAACTTCCCCTTCTGTTAATCCTAATTTAACAGATATAATAGGTACAAAAATTGCAGACACAGTGTACCAAAATTTCTTTGAATTAAATATCTTTTTTAACATTTCCATTTTTTTTATTTTTTAATTATTAATATTTAGAAACGGACAGCCGCTCCTACTTTAAATTCTCCCTCTCTATTGTATGATGGCTCTACATATATGCTATTCATAACCTTTAATGAATACCCTAAACTTAATTCTATATTGTCTAAATCAAATTCATCTGTAGATGATTGAGCTGAGATAAATATACCTCCACTTATATTGTATCTACCAAACACATCATATTCATCATCTCTCTTTCTTAGTCCCACCGTTAAATTATCATCTACTTGATATCCAACGCCAATACTATTAGTGAAATTTCCTACTCCCCAACTCTCATCATCTGATGGTTGAGAAACATCACTCACTACCATAAATTGAGCTGATGACGCTAATGTTGTAAAAACTACCGCTAATGTTAATAATACTTTTTTCATTTTATTTTTTATTTTAAATTAATATATTCTATTGTTACTTCTTTACCATCCTCTAAAGCTTTCGCTATAGGAGGATATATTCTTGTGTAAGCCTGAGTTGATTTTCCTATATAACCATCTTTTTCAATTTGATTATTAACTTGAGTATCTCCAACAAGCAAACAACCAGCAGTGTGCTCATCAGTATTACCACAATGTATAAGGATGCAACCAAAATTCGGAACATCTCTGACCCACAAAGTTCCCTTATGTATCTCTGAAAATCTATTTTTATATTTCTCATGTATTCTTCCAACTGTTCTTAATGTTATTCTGTATGTACCTTCTAGTATTCTAGTTTCTGTTACTATCTTATCTTCCATGCTTCTATACTCATCTTCTAAAGTATAACACAAAAACTTAACACCATCTGTTACATCAAACAAAAGACCACTTGTAGAATCTTCTTCACTACTAAATCTTACTACTTTTAATTTCATATTATCTTCCCTGACCTCTATACTTTTTTTTATAACCTGTTTGTCCCTTAGAAGCATTCTTGCTATGAACTCCCTTACGCTTCTTATTATTTTTTTCCCTAAAGACAAATCCTAATCCTTTCTTAGCCATTACGACAATGGAGCTGTTATCATTAAAACTTCAGCATCGCACTCCGCATTTGGCGCTGATGCTGCTATTTGAGTTATATTTGCAAGAGAATTGTAAGTTGTTCCCCCCTCATCTATACCTGTATCAGCATTCATTAAAAGAAAAGATTGCCCTGCTGAAAGTTTAAGAAACACAGAATCTGTACCATTATATAATCTTAGTCTCATGTAATTAGCGTCATCTAAATTAGTTATCCTAAAATACCCCCAATCAGCCGCTACCACCTGTCCTCTACCATCTTCAGTAGAAGTGTAGAAAATATCTGTAAAAGTAGTGTCAATACTCATTATTCTTTGTATAACCTCTCCTTGACTTTCATAAGATTTATCTATTGAATTACCATAAGAAACTCCATTAAGAACTATATTTTCTGTTATTGTTATTGTCGCCGTTGCTGGCGTTACTGTAGTTGCCATCTTATTTATTTTTTAATTTGTAAAACTTATATATTGTAAATGTAATCGCTAAAGATATTGAAATTAAAGTCAATATCTGATTACACTCTGTAAGCATTAGAGAGCTCGCCCCTCCATTCGCCATTACTACCTGAACACTATCTTTCATCTCTGCTTTCATTTTTTTAATTAATTATTATTCTATTGCTGGTTTTGTTTTTTATATATTATATTTTAATTCTATTGACATATTAAAATAAGTGTCGTTGCCACCACTAACAGATTTAATCATAGGTAGTAAAAAATCTCCCTTAGACAAAGTGCTTACCACAAAATTATTATCATCTATTACTCCCATTTTAGTATTAGCTCCATAAGTAGAGGCTGTAAACTCATCTAATATAACCATACTATTTTCGGTTGCTCCTACCTGAAATTCAGAAGAATCATTAGCAGTTACATTATCTCCCTTAACTAAAGCAAATGTAACAGTTTCAGTGTCAGTCCCTGTTACCCATCCATAAACATTTGATACAGTGCAGTCTGCAGGAGCAACAAAAATAGAGCTTCTTATCATATTGTTTACAGCTATAACGGTAGCGTTGTCAATAGTAGCCGCTCCATAATCAACTCCAAACTTTAAATCTCTCTGTGTTGTCATAGCATCAGGGTACCAATAGTTTGTAGTATTTGGAGCACAATATCCTCTTAATACAAGAGTATGTGTTTTAATATTACCAACAGCGTCCCACACTAAAGCTCCTGTAGAGTCCTTAGTTAATACAGTGCTGCTAGACGCTGTGCTAAAATCTAAAGGCACATGAAGATTAGCGTTACTTAAATTTTTATGTTCGTTAGACGCCATTATTTTTTATACTTATTATTAATATCTTTAAGTTTCTGAGCTAAATTCATAACATCATCACTAATAACTCCACTTTCTTCTTCTTTATCAATCATGTCTATAAGCTTACCAGCAGCTTCAAAAACATCATCATAACCAAATTGACCTGCTCTTTGTCTGATAGCTGTTAGCCCTTTTCTATAAACCTTATCGTTTTTACCATAAGGAAATTTATATCTATCTTTTGTTTCTTTACTAGCATCTTCATTTATAAGTAAAAACCACTTCTCATAATTTTCCCAATCATCTCCATCATCTCCCAATAACTCATTGCCATCTTCAGAACTAAAAGACCAATCACTATTCTCATCAACCTTATCTTCTTCAATAAGAGATTTAGCATGAGAAAAACCTTTACTATTTAATTTAGATTCATCATAATAACCATTATTATCTTCTTCACATTCTTCAAGAGAATTATACTTACACTCTCCCTCCTCTGTCCATCTCCATTTATTTATATTTTCACACTCTAAACAAGGCATAATTTTAATTTTTAATAGTAATAACCCTTATAATAATCACATCCACATCCATTGATACATCCGTATTCTCCACATCCACAGTTTCTAGAGTTTGCATAAATGCTATCATACATAATAATACCATGATTTTTCCATACACCCGAACTACAAGGCTTATTAGCTTCATAAGTAGGGAACATTCCATCTTGGTCAGAATCATTAAGATACTCTATAGCATCTTGTAAAAATATTTCTGCTTTTCTGTAAGTATCTTGTTTGTAAACATTTAATTCATCAGGAGTAACAATATGACTAAATTCATCCATATTACTTACAACACCCATACTACTACTATTCATCTGAATCTCTGTAATAATTTCAAATCTAGTAAACCAAGCTAAAGTGTCTAAAAGATAATCTGTTATAAAAGTTTGATTGTCAGCTGTTAAAGTTCCCCCATCATTTTCTTCTTTTAATTCTCCATAAAACTTAACTCCTAATTTATCTTTTACATGAGCTAACTCAGCAATAATTAAATTATTATCACTAATTAAATAAGGGTCAGTATTAGCATTAGTAAATGACTTACTGATTACCTGAGCAGCTGTTATAAGTGATATATATTGTCTTAAATTTGCCATATTAATTCTGTTCTATAGTTGTTTCTTTAACATCTCCATCTCTTTCTGTAACAATTATCTCTCTATCTGCAACAAACATATCTCCATCTTCTAACATCTCAAAATCTTCATCTAGTAAAGCTCTCTGTTCGTTAATAGTTAATACTTGTTTAATATCTACATCATTAGCATAAGATACAGGTGGCTCATAATGTATTGTTAAATTTTTAGGGTCAAAACCCATTTCATGATATAATAACTTATGAATACCTGTTAATATTAAATCAGATGTTTCTTTAATAACTGTAGTCATAACTAAATCATAAGATATTCTAATCTCACTTCCTGTATTATTCATCTTACCAGAACTTACAATACCACTTAAAGATGGTTGCCATCTGTGAGCGGTTATAATGTTTTGGTCTGTAATTTGTTGAAGCTCCATCCAACTACCATCTCTATCATCTTTTAATATCTGAACATTAGCATTTGCTGTATCTCCATTCTTAACGATAAACATAATCTTACCATTATTACCTTGTCCACAAAATTTCTTTTGAGCTTCAGTAACTAATTTTTTAGCTTCCTCCTCTCCCATATCCCCATTAATCTCCACGATAGCTGAAGGTTGGAATCCATTTTGGAATTGTGTATTATTCCATAATCCTATTTCATAATCTACAGATATGTGTTCTAGTCCAGCAACATAATCTGGTAGTCCATAAAATTGAAAAGTAGGCTCATAATCTTTGAATTGCATTACAAATCTACTGTGTGTTACTCTAGGGTATAGAGATATCTTTTCTATTTTATCTTTCTGAGCACGCCAATTTCTCCAATCAGGATGAACATAAACATCTTTTCTGTTTTTTGATAATCTAACTGTAGTAGCATCTAAATGATAAAGGTTTATACCTCCATCATACAAAACACCTTCTACATAAGCGTTTCCAAATGTATAATAGTCATCTGCTAATTTTTTGAATACATCTCTTAATGATTCTCCATTAGCATTTACATCTTTAATAAATTCTCTTGTAGTGTCATCTTTACAAACAAATTTAGCTCCAGCTGTAAAAACAACTTTTTGAGATAACACACTTCTGTGTGTAGATGATTTTCTTTTAAGCTCCGCTAAGTATTGAGGAAACAGATTATCAGCCCCAAAAGGAATAAATTTAGTAGTTACCCTTTTTAAGTCTAACGGCTCCACCACACTTGGGGGAACTGCTAAATCAAATACCCCAAACTCAAAAGTATTACTCTTTGTCTTTTTCTTCGTTACCTGACTCTTTTTCGGACTCGTTGGTTTCTTCTTTGTCTTTGCTGACTTTTTTAGCATCTGTTTTTCTAGTTTTGTTAGTTTTTTCTTCTTTCTCTACTAAATCTGTAAAACCTAATGTTTCGTACACAAAAGCTAATTCTTCTTGAGAAGCAGAACTTAATCTAACTAATCTACCACCTCCGCTAATTTGCTTATTTGATAATGATTTATATTTTGCCATAATAGTATATATTTTTAATTGCTGTAAATCTACAACATTATTTTCACAATCACACATATAAATAAAAAAGATATAAGGGGGTTTTTACGCCCCCTTTTATCATTATTATAAATATTAGCTGGTTGTAGCTGTCATATCATCTGTGTCTAAATCAACTGTAAGAGTACCTGTATATAATCTAGGTAACTCAAATTGTCTAGCTGTTAAAACAACTGTGATTCCATTTTCTTCACTATACGCAGCTCCTGTAACACCTTCCATTGAAGTAAGATTTAAGTAAGTCTGACTTCTAGAGATGTTAGCGTTAGCTGAACCTCCTACTGAATATTGCTCACTTGCTCCAATTACCCATCTAGCACCATTAGTATCTACTACAATACCCATTAGACATCCATCTAATATTTCTTGTAATTTAGCCATTTTTGAACTGTTTGTAGCGTTCCCCAGTCTTGGTAGATAGAAAGATAAAACACACTCAAAAGATGTTGAGCCATTTTCTTTTGCAGCTGTTACATTTAATGTAGGAATTTCATCCTTAAATTCAAACATATGCCAAGAAGCTGTTGAACCTCCTGTATCTATAATATTTGAAATTTCATGAGCCGCAGCCGCTGTGTTAACAAAAGTTACTTGGTCATCCGCAGCCCAATTTCTTAGGAATATCTGTGATATACCGCCCGTTCTTTGTAAATCCGCACATTCTAGTGCTAATCCTTTAGTTATTGCCATTTTATTTTATTTTTAATTGATTAATAATTA